CTACATGACGCCTTCAAAGAAATGTGTTCAGTAACCTCGAATCAACATTTCTATGACTTCTTTTCGCAATGCGCAAAGAGGATGTCAAGGATGGAGACAAGTCTTAAGAATAAAACATTAAGGCTCATAACCTCGTTCCCTGACAAAGGCAATAAGAGTCGAGCAATATGCATTGCAGATTTCTGGACTCAAAGTGCATTAGCGGCTCTAGAAAGACACGTGATCGAAGTAACAATGCAATTATACGAAAATAATTGCAGCTACTTTTCTCATAGCAAAGGTTGGGAAAAAATTCTCTCTCAACCTCAGGAGGTTCAGGACAACTTAGTATCACTTGATGCTACAGATTGGACTGATAACCTACCTGCGTCTTTACAATATATCGTTGTAAAAGCGCTGCTTGGGCAAAGGCTGGCAAATGCCTGGAAGGCATTAGCCGTCGATTGCGAGTGGTCCGTACCGGGCTCGCCTCGGCCGTTTAAATTCGGCAAAGGGCAAGGTATGGGTACGAAAGCTAGTTTTGCAATTGCACAACTAACTGACCTTATCTTCGTGGATTATTTGCTTCAAAAGAAATATCCTGAAGTTTCCAACCCCTACTTTAACAAAGTAGGGGATGACCTAATAGTATATGACCCGGAGCACTTGCTCGCTAGGGAATATGAACTAATAGGGGTCCCTGTCAATATTTCCAAATCGAAGTTCAAAACTCCTTATGGAAATTTTCTAGAGTTTGTTTCACGAAATTCTTGGAATGGTAACGACTATTCCATCATTTCGCCATCACTGATCCCAAAGTTTCGTAGGGAAGACTTTTATTCTGCAACGTTCTACAACCATGTCGTAGAGCGTTCAGGGATCCTAACCGACTTTAGTCAAATTCTCGAACTAAAGAAGGATTTGTTATTAAAGGACAACAAGCCTTTAACTGGATTCCAAGAGCGATTCAACAAGATACAACTTATTATATCATTGTTGGGCCACATGGAGGGAAATCACTTGATCAATAGCGATAACTCTCTATGGACTCAAATGACTAAAGAAAAATTATTAAATTTCTTAGAAATTTGGGTCAAGGCAGTCCTGGGCGAATTTATACATGTAATCTTATCAGATTATATGCATGAAAGCTCGGTGGCAAGCAGGAATAAGATTTATGAACTTGTGAAGGAATTTCAACTTACCTCAACAGAAGGACTCGATCAGAGTCTTCAAGACAATTTCTTTAGAAGGGCTATTCAAAATAACCTTTCTTTGAAAGAGGTCATTACGTTACAACAGTCTTTGACTGTTATGCGTAGTTTTGACTCAGGCTTTGCTTCCGGTCTAAACTATATCGATAGTTTAGGAAACAAAGAGAAAGATAGTGAAGGAAATATCCTCCGAAATACCTTTGCTATACCTGTGTTTGAGGCAAGTGATCGTGATAACGGTCACATTGTAAGTCCACAATTCCTACAGCATATGCTAGGAATAGTGGATCGAATTGGGCAAACCACAGTAAAGTATAAAACTGTACGTAGGCTTTCCCTTTTCGATAAGGCGAATTCTAAAACAATTATTCACCTACACAAACACCTATATGACGTATTAAGTTTAACAGAATCTCCGTTAGACATTAATACAGGAATTTACTTCCACAAGGGGAAACCCTTACAGTTAGGAAAGGACCTAGTCCAATCTTTCTGTCAGCTATATAGGTTCGACGATATACTTTCATCAATTGAAAGTGCTCGAAGTGATGACACGTTTTGCGTTACCCTTCACCCTTACTCCACTACACCCGAAAATGCCGAAGCTTTAACTGATGTTGGT